TCTTTATTTTCAGGAACCACGATACAACGTTCATTTTCTATTTCTTCTCCCAGTTCAGCAATTTCACTAATCACCAATATATTTGCGCCTCGCGTTTCAATCTCTTTATAAACATTCCACATCTTTGGCCTATTCTCTTGATTAATCAGTAAAATAACTGGATATCCTGGCTGTAATAGAGCAAATGGACCATGTTTTAACGCTGTACCGGAATATCCTTCTGCGTGTATATAGCATATTTCTTTTAATTTTAAAGACATCTCTTTGGAAACATATTCCATACTACCCTTACCGAGAACAAATATATTCTCATAATTTAACAAGTCTATATGAGACGACTTGATTATCTTATCAATGTTATCATTGACCCCCCTTATTTGATATGATATATTTTTGATAGATTGACATATTGTACCATTTATAGACTCATTTTTCAGTTCTTGATTGAACCATTGTGAAAACAACTTGAAAATAGTAACACTACTTGTAAACGACTTGGTAGAAGCTACTGCCACCTCCCTCCCGGCATTCATATAGATACCACAATCAACCTCACGAGCAATCATAGAATCAACCACGTTAATCACACCCATGGTAATAATATTCTTCTTGTGTTGTATTAATTTAAGAACCCGATGTAGGTCCTTCGTTTCCCCCGATTGACTACACATAACTAGTAAAGAGACACCATTCAATGGAATGTCATTTATTTCAAAATCGGCTGCATCAAAACACATGCTATTATTGACACATTCCATTTGTTTCAAATAGTGACGTCCAATCTGACACGCATACAAACTAGTTCCACATCCTAAGAAAATAATATTTTGAATATCATGTATTCGTTTTTTTATATTATCAAGTCCCCCCAATTTAATGTTCTCATCAACTATTCGCGCCCCATTATTATATGATCGCAATAAGGATTCGTTTTGTTCCATAATTTCTTTCAACGTCCAATGGTCATACGGTTCAGGGGTCAAACTCATGGCGACATTGTGATTTTGTATTTTTGTTCTTTTTATATTGGTAATGATACCATCAGTAGACGATAGCGTTACTAAATTATCATTTTCCAAGGCATAATAATGTTTCATTTGATCCAAGAATCCAGACGACTCGGAACACGCCATAATATATTTGTCGTTTTCGCCAATCAGTATAGGGGACCCGTTCTTTATTATATATATATTTGATGGCGTATGAATATACTGGATAGCTAGTCCATAAGTTCCCTCAAGCATTTCAACTGTTTTCATAATTGCGACGTCTATTGTTGTTGTACTACCTTCTATTGCTTCATTATGTAAATGAAACTCAATTAAGTTCACAATGACTTCACTATCGGTTTCAGAATAAAAAGTAAAACCATGTTCTATTAAAAAGTTCTTTACTACTTTATAATTTTCAATAATACCATTATGAACTAGAGAGATATTTCCACTGGTTGAAACATGTGGATGAGCGTTCTCGTGACTGATAATTCCATGTGTAGCCCATCTGGTATGCCCTATACTGATAGGTGAAGTACAATCATTCATTTCTTCGATAAACTCTTGAAAATTATCAATGGTTGTATTTAGACATGGTTTTTTATGAATATGTAATTTATCATTCATAATACATGACGTACCAAAGGAATCATACCCTCGGTTTTGTAATGTTGCTAAACTTTGTAGTAATAATGGGATACTATTTCCTTTCCCTATATCTTTGTTTTTAAATAACACCGCAGATATTCCACACATTATTTTTATTACATACTAATATGAATAATAATCTTAGATATAAACCTAAATACAAATATAAATAGAAATTATGAATAAACGTAATACACCTATTAGACATTACAGAATATGTCATTACCTATTCACTCAGATATTGTACAAAAATTAGATACTTTTTGTGAAACTCGAAAGATACCTCATTTAATTTTCCACGGGGAATCAGGATGTGGAAAGCGATACATGGTTCATCAGTTCATTAATAAAATCTATTATCATAAACAATCTGATATAAAAAAAATGGTAACGCATGTTAACTGTGCTCATAGTAAAGGAATCAAGTTTATTCGTGAAGAGTTAAAGTTTTTTGCGAAATCTCATATAAATATACAAGGTGGAAATGTTTTCAAAAGTATCATTTTATTCAATGCCGATAAGTTAACAATTGACGCACAATCGGCTCTAAGACGATGTATAGAATTATTCAGCCATACTACTAGGTTTTTTATAGTCATTGAGGATAAGTTTAAATTATTGATGCCTATTCTTTCCAGATTTTGTGAAATATATGTTCCTCCACCAAAATTAAAAGATAAAACCATTAATTTATATCAATATCAGATAAAAACTAATTTTAATCTTACCACAGAAACAACGAAACGAAACGAATGGCTGAAAAAAAATATATTGAAAACATTTTCAGAAATAGGATTGTTCTGTAAAAATGAAAATGAAAATAGTTCTACATGTGAAAATAAACATCAGGTAATAGAAGGGTTCACTACAAAATTATATGAAAAGGGATATAGTGCATTAGACGTATATAATATCCTGGAAAACGATAATAAAATGATAAGTAAAGAACATGAAGATAGAAAGAATAAAATATTAATACAGTTTGACAATGTGAAAAAAGAGTTTAGAAATGAAAAACTATTAATTCTCTATATGATTAACTTGTTTTTGTCAAGTATTTGAGAGAAAAGTCAACATCCGTACTATCTTTATTTGATTATTAACCAAATAGATAAATAAAGATAAAGACAATATAGATTACATTTGAGTTTGAATCTGTAATAGATAATGTAGGAAATATGTAAAATGGATGATTTTAATGTATCTAGTTTACATGAATCTAAAAATGAATGGTGCTCGAGATTATTAGTATTGCTAACCCCTCATATCAAAGACGGATTCCGTTCTATTTTCGACGAAGCATTTGATATTTGTCATAAAAATAACGAGTTTAATAAATATTTGATGACATTCCAGAACTTCATTTCTAGGATTCCAAAATGGAGTCCGGCTATTATCGAGAAGGAGAAGAATCGAATTGTCGAACGAAGTGGTTGTAACTATTTAGAGGATTTGATTACATGTATATATGTAATTCAACTGAAACTTCTATCTGCTGCACGGGCAGGAAGTAAGCAAAAGAAGATCGATATTGATATACCCAAGTTAGATGATTTTGTTCATAAAGCGTATATTGAATGTGCCAGAAAGATTTATACAAACGTATATTTATTTGAAAGAATACCTAATTCGCCTCTAATGATGCAACAACATAACCGAGAACTTGAAGTGATTATCCAGGAGTGTATTTTGAATACTATTAGAGAAGGTATTCCGGTCCAGTCAATTCTCAAGGCTTATATGGAAGAAAGTGTAGAAGATGACGTGGAAGAAGATATTAAGGAAGAAATTATACATGAAGATATTGAGACAGACCACGAGAATACGTCTATTGTGACAGAACAGATAGGCGTCGAGTCTACGAATACTACCAGTAATCATATTGAGAATAATAAAGAAGATGACACCATAAACAAACAGCTGGAAACGGATATCAGTATTTCTACTCAGGAATTACGAGGTGACAATATTGAGTTCCCCGAGTTATCTAGTGAAAATATAGGTACACTATCTTTCAATAATATTGATTTTGTGAAAGACCAAGACAATAAAGAAACTCAGATAGAAGCCTCCAAGGATATTCGTACATTAGAGGAAATTAGTGCTATCCGAAATGCCGAGAGAAAATCGATGGAAGAGGAGGATGACGATGACGATGCTTCCAATGTAAGATTAAACATCTCTGGCGCGGATGCTTCTCTAGACATGCTCGATGTTCATAGTTTAGACAACAATAACAATATCAAACTAAACACTGACGAAATGCTTGATGATGTAGAGATTCTAGCATAGTGATTCCTAGATTGATTTATCATTACAATAATACATTTTTATAGTTGTATTATTGTATTATTGCGTAAAAGACAAAATTAGATTCTAAATGAATAATTTAAATGAACCACTTTGCGATTGCTAGTATAGTATCTGTTGTATTTTTGATTGTGAAATTTATTGAAATGCGTTTTGTAGACAAGGAAAGTAAACCATTGAAATTATTAATTCGCGATTCATTGCTTGTATATTTTAGTGTAATTTCTGGATTATTTATTATGGAACAATTAGGTACAATGATAGAAGACATAGGAGATACCCCAACGAAAAACGCAATCGTTTTTACAGATAATCCAGGATTTTAATTGATAGCTGAAGCTGTATAATTCCTCACCATTTCAAGAAAACCATATGTTTCCAAAATAGGATTTAGACTTGAGAATGATGGGTTAAAATGTAATTGTATATTCTTATCATTGCTATTTACTATCGTTATTTCGTGGGTCATGCCATGTATTCCATCTGTTTCATAATATATTTCTTCTGGGTTCCATTTTACACTTACTACCTTATTACCAGTTGTCGAGGTTTTACCTACTAGGGAGGTTATATTTGGTGTCAAATCGTTCATCTATATATGTATACTATTACAATAGTAGTATACATATATTTATATAGGTTTACAAAAGTTTATAAAGTTTATAATAACTTAATTCTTATTTTCGGTTCGACTCATATTAGGAATAATATCGAGATTAAGAATATGTTTTTTCAAAATATTATCTGTTATGGAACTCTTCTCAACCAAATAATGAGAGAACTCTTTTCTCTCAAGTTGTTTCTCAGGAGTATGATTATGAACCAAACGAGAAATCATTTTATATAATTTGAAGTCAGGGTAACGCTCCTCTCCGTTCAACTTATAAAGAACATTAATCTTCTTGTCATCTAATACCCATTCATAAATGAGTTTTGCGATAGGTTCCCATTCATCCTGTTTTTTCACATCTACATCATCATCAATTAAATAATCGTAAATGGAGCACGCCAAACGACACAAATCAAAACTATAGTTTGGTTCCAAACGAGGTTTCTTGTTATTGAAATAAGGCTCTATATTATATTGTGTAGCGGCGTCTTCTCCTGGTTTAAAACTATCACTACACATGGTAACTCCCTTATATTTAAAAATAGCTCGTCCAAAATCAATCATTTTATAAATACGTCCAAATGTAGGGACCTTATAATACTTGTTCTTGTAACAATAATAGATAAACTTCTTGTCTGTATTTACATACATAATATTATTCGTATGAAGATCGTTATGTGTAAAAGAAAACGTATTTTGACAAACAAGTAAAATCATAATAATCTGCATTAATGCTGAAAACCATTCCTCTTGAGATAAATCATTATTCATGATAAGGTCGTCAAATGTATTATCACAATGTTCCATACATATCATTTGAACCGGAAACTCAGGTATAGTTACATATAACTTTGCGTCGCTATCTACATCGGAATCACTACAATCACTCCACGATTCTTCACTATTGATTTCTGTCTTTTCTGTCTTTTCTGTATCATTTTGTATATCGAATGTTCCCTCTACATGTTCTACTACACTCGTTCTGGAGGTATTTGATGTTCTAGATGAACAAGTGGAAGAAGATGATTTTAAGGTTGTGATTTGTTGTTCACATATTAGTCTCTCATCGGTTGTCTCTCCATTTGTGTTACCTTTTGATTCGTTATTTGTTCCTTGATATATTTGTTCGAAATCATAATTTGTGAGGTCTTTTAGATGAATAATACCAGTCTCAGTATCAGTATCAGTACCAGTACCATTACCAGTATTAGTACCATTACCATCGTTATTTGGAATCTCTTCAATATTACGTTCGACGGATAATGTTTCGTCTAGATTAGATGAGTTGTCTAGAAAAATATCATCGTACAAAAAATTGGAGATAGCTTCTACTGATTTCATGGAAATATTCTTATCTATTTTGATTGGTGCTCTTTTTTTAGTAATTGACGATTCTTCATCGCTATCTTCATCATCTGACAACATATGCTCGTATTCTTCTACTTGAAATAAGTTGTCCTTGTGTGTTCTAAAAAAATCGGATTTATGTAAATAGTCAATATCGTCAATAATATCAGCCTTGAACATTTGTTTGATTCCGATAAAAGACCCATAATATTCAACACCATGAACATAATTATGTTTTTCAATTAACTGTCCAGATAAATAAGAAAACAAGCCATCAATATAGGCGGTATTATTGTTGTCCATTATTTTGGAATGGCATATTTTGTTCATGGAACTATGTTCAGGCAATTGAAATAATCCAGGAGTTGTGATATTGTATTTTCCAGTTATATATTTGAAAGGGTCCAGCAATGGAGCCATTTTTACAAAAATATTGGTTTTCTTGATTTTATTTGTATTCACATTCTTAACATCGCAATTATATATGTAGTCTGACATGGACGTTTTTTTGTTAATCTTATTCAAATACCATTGATGGTTTAAATTAATAGAATTGTAGTTCGTTTCATTTAGAGCAAAAAGCTTGTCGTACACTGGTATATAATTTTGTAATTCTTTCACAAACGTGTTTTTTTGGTGTTGAAGAGACTCAAAGAGTTCGGCGTTCTTTCTTTTTATGTATCCAATATTCAACTCACTCATTTAGGTAAATAGTATATTAATTAAATATTTTTTAAACTAATAATCCACTTATTCATATATTCATATTCCTATATTCATTGGATTGAGTGTTTTTGTTGTTTCACCTAAAAATAGAACAAGTTGTAGATTTGTCAGTGAAATAAGTATGCGTAAAATAGTTTCTTAATTTTTCTATCTCTTCTATATTACATATTATAGATTAGTGATAATGACACTAGAATTAAAAAAATTTGATATGAAAAGCATTAGTTTCAAACCCAACGAGTCAAAAGGACCTGTTGTCGTATTAATTGGTAGGCGTGATACGGGTAAAAGTTTTTTGGTGCGTGATTTGTTATATTATCACCAAGATATTCCTATAGGCGTAGTGATATCAGGTACAGAAGAAGGTAATGGTTTCTATGGAAAGTTGGTTCCCAAATTATTTATACATAATGAATATAACAGCGCGATTATTGAAAATATATTAAAGCGGCAGCGCGCAGTATTAAAACAAGTAAAAAAGGAAATGGAAGCATATAAACGTTCGAATATAGACCCTCGAACATTCGTTATATTAGATGATTGTTTGTATGATGCCAGTTGGACTCGAGATAAGATGATGCGATTGCTTTTTATGAATGGACGTCATTGGAAGGTCATGTTAGTCATTACCATGCAGTATCCACTGGGTGTCCCCCCTACATTACGTACCAATATTGATTATGTGTTTATATTGAGAGAACCTTACATTGCCAATAGAAAACGTATTTATGAAAACTATGCGGGCATGTTTCCTACGTTTGAATCTTTTTGCCAAGTGATGGATCAGTGTACTGAAAACTACGAATGTCTAGTAATTAACAATAATTCCAAGTCAAACAAACTTCCTGACCAGGTATTTTGGTATAAGGCCGACCCGCATAATGAGTTTAGATTAGGCTCCAAAGAATACTGGGAAATGTCGAAAGATATTCCATCGGATGATGAAGATGAAAAATATGATCCAAATAATGTGAAAAAACGAGGACAGGGTCCAAAAATTAGTGTGAAAAAGACTAAGTGGTAAGCTAAGGAAGCTATATGATATATTACTAATAATATTATATCATATTTATTGTGTGTATTTGTATTTTTTTGTTGTTTGTTATATCTTTATCATATCCATCCATATGATGATTAATCCTCTTTCTTTGTAGCAAAAGGACCACTCAACAGTTGACTTTGACCATTGTCTGATTTACCAATGATGATGTTTTCTCCTTCAAACAATTCGTTACGAATATCTGCTGAAGAAATAGTATCTTGTTCTTTCAAGTTATCTTCTTGAGTATTCATATTGTTTACACCTATCAGGTTTCCATCTTTATCAATTGTCTGTGTCAATTGAATATCGTTCTTTTCAGCATTAGACACATTATCTTCGATTGCCTTCTCTTTACTCTCCTTTACACGTTGTTCAAACGAAGACTTGGCGAAATCTTCGTTCTTATTCTTCTGACTCATCAACTGGTTCAACTCTTCTTCCATATATTCTACTCTACCTGTTTTGTAAGCCTCAGGGTCCCATGGCATCCAAAGTCCTACTGGACCTACAAATACATCGTGGTTGGGGTCAAGCTCACGTAACATTTTACATCTCAACTCGGCCTCTTCCATTGTTGGGTACACTCCACGAAACTTGACTCCGCGCGTTGAAGTCTGAAAGTTATGTGTTTGGTTGAACGTATTTTCTAGTTCCTCCTCATTTTGGTCCAAAAAGGTTTTGTAATCGTCTTCAATACCTGATTTGGTTATCTCATCTTGTTCTTCCTTGATAAACTCCTTGAAATCATTGATTACATCATCAAATGTCAGCTTATATTTGTAAGCAATAAAGTTCAAGAACTGGTGAAACTTCTCCATACTCTTATTTAAGTCCCATTTCTTTAGGAACTGTTCAAAAAAATATATCTCCTTTTGTTTCAAAATTAGTTCTGGTGAAATAAATGAAACACATACAAACTTTTGGCCAGCAATCGTTTTGTCTTCATCTAATACGTCCACATATTTAGTATTGGATGTTCCATCCATATTTGACTTACGTTCAAATGTAATATCTTTTGAAGAAGGTGCTGATTCTTTGGAAAAGGTAGTCATTATTGTTATACATATAATCTTTATTTTAAGTATTTTTCATCATTTATTAGTTATCATTTAGTATTATTTTTCATTTAGTATTATTTATCATTATTCTTTTTCTTTTTTTTCTTTTTTAATATATATATAATAATATGTTTGACGTAGCCGAAATTGTCAAAAGAGTTATCAAATACCTAGTAGAAGGTATAATGGTCGCGATTGCAGCCTATGCTATCCCCAAGCGTTCTATGAACATGGAAGAGATTCTTTTTATTGCCCTAACTGCCGCTGCCACATTTAGCATTCTTGATATGTACGTGCCTAGCATCGCAGTTACCACCCGTTCTGGTGCTGGATTCGGTATCGGTGCCAACATGGTCAGGTTTCCTGGAGGCTTTTAATTAAATAATTATCTAAATAGTTATAGTTATCATATTACATATCATTTATTAATGTAATACGATATATTGTATATTTTTTGTAAAAAATATTACTATATTATAAATAATGAAAACGTATATTCCATGGATAGCAAATATATTGGGTGGATTATCTATTGTTCCACAATTATATGTGGTAGTTAATGAATGGTATGTAGGACCTCATGTCTCTATGTTATTTCTCATTCTAGGAATAATTTCCAATATTTTATGGTGTATATATGGTAAATTAATTAAAGACAAAGGATTGCTAGTTCTTGGTCTTATTTTCACATTTTTCTATGGAACAATGATTTTTATCAAAATCAGTGAAACTAAACATGTTGATGGTCATGAGCATGGTCATACACACACAATTACAACACCTATTTACACATAAAATGCGTTTGTATTAAATTGTATCTATAAACTCCCAATCCAGGTCTTTACAGATATGTTTCCATATGTTGTCCTGTTCCAATAATTTTTCGCGATCTTTTAACATAGGTATTTCCATTATATATTGGCTCTCATCTAATAATTCCAACAATTTATATAATACATAATAATAGTGTAAAAAATTAACTCGATAATCTGGACAGTGTTTAGCATAAGGATATTGTATTTCCATAAAAAAATTACATAGTATCTCCTCCAATTCTTGACTAAAAATTGGAGGTGATATACCCATTTTATCTTTAATAAAGTTGATATGTTCATAATATTTGTTATATCCCAGTTTTTTCAATAAATCTTTGAGTTTGTAATAGGTTAAATCACTGTATTCAATACGCTCCTTCTTTATTTGTTGTTTCAACCCTTCAATGACTTCTACCGGTATTTGGGTCGTTTCTTTTCCTTGAAATTGCGCTAATATTTCCTTGAAATGATTGATTTTCTTGTAAGCATAAAAACAAACTTCTTTCGGGGGCTCTTTGTACGAAGGTTTTTCATTCTCTATCAAGTAGGGAATATTTACATAACAAATATTACACATCAACACTCCTTCGTCTACTATGGGTATCATTTCACCTTTATAACATGCTTTACATGTTTCACAGTTAACCGTTATTTTGGTTATGTCTAAATACGTATTATCAATATTGCTTAAATATTTTTGAAATATATTCTCGTTTACAATTGCTTCCTGATGTGTATTATCCGTTATTTTGAAAAATGTATCTAGTTTGTTATTTTTCTGCGTGTGTTCTTCTCCATTAGAAACATTTTTCTTGTTCTCAAAGTATTCAAATACATATTTCGAGTTGTCCAATAAATATTGTTTTTTTTTCTTGTTTATGTTTTTTATATGTTCAACATTTTCTAATATTTTATCTTGTAATTCCATTTTCTCTTCTATAGTTAGTTTTTTCGTGGTTGTTAGCTTGTGTCTGAACTTTCGTATTTCCGATTTTAATTTAGGAATATCGGTTGTTTCTTCCTTATTAAACTCGGAAATCATTTCATGATGCTTTCCATCCAATGTAGACAAACTTTTTTGATTCACCAATATTTTTTTTGTGGGTTTTTGTTTAAAAGAGGGCATTTATTTGTATAGTTTAGGTGTTCTATTTAAACAAAAATAATAGGAAAATGATTGTTTGATTGAACAAATACATATTATACATCTTATATTTCATACAAATTATAACTAACTATTTTCGTTTCTTATATTATATGTCTTCTAAAACAAAAAGCACAGAAACAAAAAGCACAGAAACCAATCGCAAAAACTTCATATGGTTTAACGGAATTATTATTTCCATTGTAGTAATTTTTGGGATACTCGCAAAACGGGCTCCATACAACATCTTGACAATAAAGTCCAAAACAGTATTAAACGTGATATTCCCTCTTGTATATTTCACCTGTTTTAGTTTTATCTCTGGTGGTTTATTTATTGTAGGAGATGATTATTTATCAAACTATATAGAATTATTTATACCGAATCACTTATTAGATGTAGGATTTATCGCGGCATATACAGGAACTATTGGGTTAATATTATCGTACTTCATTAAAAGTATTTTAGAGACTATTTATGGCATTACAATTACATCCACAATTACACTTGATTTGATAGGACTGGTTATTGGACGTATCATATTGCTGTCAGTTATGTACCTATATGATTTAACGAAATCATCAGCGAAATAAAATACTTATCATACTCTTTCATACCTTTTCATTATATGATTCAAGTTTGAAATAGAAAAAAGTTTTCTCGAAATGATATAATAAAGAAAACATAGATAACATAATTATGAACATGAATATATATCTACAAAATAATAGTAAAATCAAAATGGATAGTATTCAGTTTAGAAAAATGATATTCGTTTATAATGCCATCAATGATGGATGGTGTGTTAAAAAAAACAAGGACTCCTATACCTTTAGTAAAAACCATGAAGGAAAAAAGGAGATATTTTTAGATTCATATTTAGCATCATTCTTACACGATAACTTTGATATTAATAAACTAGAATCATGACGTGTCAAAATCGTTTTATTGTTTTATTTAATTAAATAATTAATTAAATTAAAATCCATTTTTTTTTTCTTTAGAGATAGTATAATATACAATGGGAGGTGGTCTAATGCAACTCGTCGCCTACGGCGCCCAAGATGTCTATCTTACAGGAAATCCCCAGATTACATTCTGGAAAGTCACTTACCGTCGTTATACAAACTTCGCCATTGAGTCTATTGAGCAGACCTTCAACGGCCAAGCCGATTTCGGTCGTCGTGTAACATGTACTATCAGTCGTAATGGTGATCTTGCATACCGTACCTATCTTCAGGTTACTCTTCCCGAGGTCAACCAGCTTATGGGTAACAGTGCCAGCGTTAGCTCCGGTCAAAACTCTGTTTATGCCCGTTGGTTAGATTTCCCTGGTGAGCAAATCATTGCCCAGGTTGAGGTCGAGATTGGTGGTCAACGCATTGACCGTCAATATGGTGACTGGATGCACATCTGGAACCAACTTACTATGACTGCTGAGCAACAACGTGGTTACTTCAAGATGATTGGTAATACCACTCAGCTTACCTTCATCACCGACCCCTCTTTCGCCGATGTTGATGGTCCCTGTGACTCTGATGCTCCTCGTCAGGTATGTGCCCCCCGTAACGCCCTTCCCGAGACAACTCTATACATTCCCCTTCAGTTCTGGTTTTGTACCAACCCCGGACTTGCTCTTCCCTTGATTGCTCTTCAATACCACGAGGTCAAGATCAACCTTGATCTTCGCCCCATTGATGAGTGTCTATGGGCTGTTACCAGTCTAAGTTGCAACACCGGAGCCCAGCCCAACGCTGCTGCCAACCAATACAACGTTGGTACACCCGTTACTGCCACCATTGCCTATAACCAGTCTTTGGTTGCCGCCTCTCTATACGTTGATTACGTCTTCCTTGACACTGATGAGCGTCGTAGATTCGCCCAGAACCCCCACGAGTACTTGATCACCCAGCTTCAATTCACTGGTGACGAGTCTGTTGGTTCTTCTTCCAACAAGATCAAGCTTAACTTTAACCACCCCGTTAAGGAGCTAATCTGGGTTGTTCAGCCTGATGCCAACGTTGACTACTGTTCATCTCTTCTATGTGATGCCACTCTTTTCAAGCTTCTTGGTGCCCAGCCTTTTAACTACACTGATGCCGTTGATGCTCTTCCCAACGCCGTCCATGCCTTCGGTGGCCCCGACGCCACTGCTGGCCAGAACGCCTTCATTGATGCCCGTGGTCTATTCCAGGACGCCGGTGCTCTTGATGCCGATGCTGCCGAGGGTTTCACCGGCTACTGGCACGGTGGTGCTTACGACAACGCATACAACGAGACCAATTTCGGTGGTCCCCAGGTTGCGTTGAACCCTAACCAAGATCAAGCTGCTGCCCTAGCTTCTATCGGTCTTTCCAACATCAACCAGTTCAACGGTTCTCCCAACACTAACCACAACGCGAACTCCTCTGTCTCTGATGCCGGAACATTCGTTCTTACAGAGACATCTCTTGACATGCATTGTTGGGGTCAGAATCCCGTTGTTGTCGCCAAGCTTCAACTTAACGGCCAAGACCGCTTCTCTGAGCGTGAGGGTTCTTACTTCGACGAGGTTCAACCCTACCAGGTCCACACACGTAACCCCGACACCGGTATCAACGTGTACTCCTTTGCCCTTCGCCCCGAGGAGCACCAGCCTTCTGGCACATGTAACTTCTCTCGTATTGACAATGCTACTCTACAGCTTGTTCTTTCCAACGCCACAGTTGAGGGAACCCGCACTGCCAAGGTCCGTGTTTACGCTACCAACTACAATGTTCTTCGTATCATGAGTGGTATGGGTGGCCTCGCGTACAGTAATTAATTTAACTATATTACTTATGATGGAGTTTGAATAAATAAATAATATAATAAAAATGAGTTTTACTCGTTTATATTATACGTTGGAAAAATGTAAAGATAAACCGATACAAATATAAAATTGATACGTAGTATAATAACAAGTAGTATTACAACATTATAAATCATAATCATATTATTGTCATGTCTGTTACAAAGAAAATCACTCTCACACATATCGTAAATGTCCTACGTAGTGCTGTATCAGAGTCAAGACTACAACCACGCCCTCATCTGCGACTTGGTAGATGGGGAACCCATGTTGATAAACATAAAGTGGATTTAAAAGTGATGTATTCGAATGAAGACCATTGCGGAGTATGTAAAGAATATATTACAACAAAACAAAATAATATTGAAGCCAAACAAATAAAGATAAATAAAGATGAACAATTGTTGAATGATGAACTGATATGGTTATTTAGTTCCACGCCTGACGTTATCCAACAAACAAAGTAAGACTCCTGGAATATAACATCTGATAATGAGTTACTAAGTATGAAAATATTGAAATAATATTTATTTATAGCGATAAACTCGTTTTTTCTATTTTGAATGAAGTAACGAATAAATTGAAAATTATACAAGGAATATTTATATATTTACAATCAAATTATTATAAGATGTATCGGGTTTATTTCAAAATTGCGTTAACAACACGTAGCACATATTTTCATGTTGAAGAATCTTGGTCAATCAATGATTTCCTTTCTATGTCCAGACAATTCATCCGCGAACATTTTCAATTAAGAGAAGATTTCGATCTTGTTCTCATGAATCAACACATTGAAGAAAATATTCCTGCTGAAGAGGGTCCTGCGTTAGTATCCTCTACCGATAAGTTTATAGAACGTTTCCATCGAGAATTACATAATAACGATAATAATAACTTCATTGGATTTTATATTCGTATCATTCATCAAGGGAATGTTCCATCTTCTCCGTAAGTAAGTTATACCTGTATTATTTGTAGAACCCATATAATTAGAACAACGAATGTTTATCTATAATTGAAACACACGGGTATATCTATATTAAATAATATAGATATATAGATATGAGTGAAAATAACAATAGTCTAACTATTGATAAAGAAGATGAAAATACATTATCATGGACAGACAATATAGAAAGATTACTTGACAAGTTACGACGTAATTGTACACAATTTAGTGGTTATCATAACTATAAATATCAATATTACAAACATATCAATAAATTATTTCGTATTCCTATCATTATACTAAGTGCGGGCAATACATTTTGTTCGGTAGGTCTCCAATCTCTAGTGGACCAAAATCTAATATCCATTCTCACCAGTATAGTTGCTCTGGTTACAGGTATTATTTCTAGCATTGAGTTATTTCTGAATATACAAAACAAAATGGAACAAGAGCTTTCATCTCATAAAGATTATTATAAATTAAGTATAGAAATATTCAAAATATTGAATATAGAACGCTCTAGAAGAAGGGTCGACGCAAAGAGTTATTTGGATGAAAAGTATAGTGAATATGAAAAACTTGTTCTGAAAAGTCGTCCTGAAGAACATACTAATTTAATACATGACCTTCTATCAGATGTAGAAGAAATGTATGTATATGACCGAAACGCCGAACACCCGGGATGGGTTCAAAAAAATAATATTGCTCCTCCCATTTCTGTTGTCAAAAGCTATTTTGACAAAATTAAATTACCATTCCTTGTTTTTGATCAGTGGAGGGACCCGTATAAGTATGTATTGAGAAAGCAAAAAACAAATCTAGATAATCTGGGACGTGTGAATCAATATACGATTGATGAATACTTTCAAAACAAACAAAGAGAAATCAAGCAAGAGGAAAAGAAAAAAATCGAACACGATGCTACGTGGTTTATAACGAAACCACAATCTTTTTTTTCTCCAAATAAAGCACGAGATATTGCGAATGTAAATGATAATTTGAATGAAAATAAACCTATTGCGAGAGTAAATGATAATTTGGATAAAAAAAACCCTATTGCGAGGGTAAATGATAATTTGGATGAAAATAACCCACAGTTAAACATACAACTGGAGATAGATGTAGAATCAGAATCAGAATCAGAATAGACTAATAAAATATTATCGTATAAGCAAGTATATATTCTATCTATCTCGACTGAACAAACGATTCATCATTTTTACTTCCATTTTATCTTCCTCTTTATAGAATATTTTCTTTATTTGGTTATCATCTCGTATGCGAATCGAATATTTTTGTTGAATATTACTACGACCAATACGTCCTAATGATTGAATAATTTTTTCCTGGGTTAGTTCCATCGTTTTACTCAGATAACCGTGACAAAACTGATAGTTTGTTCCGTAAATATAATCACTTGAAGCAATAATTAAATATAGTTTTTGCTCATCTGCCAGCTTTTTCATTATTTCGGTATACGCAATATTACTATGGTTCATAAATACACCTATACCCATCAATAATAATACTTTCCAACTATCATCAATTCCATGTAAACTCATAATATCTATAATAGTCTCTTCGTCGATATTACTAGTAAATGATTTTCCGTCTTTGTTATCTGGTGCCCATTTATCAAGATGTAATTTACTATTCGGAACAAAGGTTTCATTCAAGTTGGCGGTTTTAATCATAGAACGTAGAGTTTGTAGTTCTTCATTCATTTTTTTTATACCAGGATTTTTTGAATCGTTGTTAGACCCTGATTTACTATTGGTGTTTTTTTTACCACCGCGTTTCCCTTTTGTATCCACACTATTATTCTCAGCGTTTTTAGTATTATTCTGTTCTTCTATTACTTCCAACTTCTTTTCAATAACATCAATACGTTCGTTGATTTTATTATTGTATGCAATCTTTTCCATGATATCATTGATAGCCTTATCGGGTATATTTGCTTGTTGAATACAAAACTTGGCTACTTTTTCCACATCTTCAGATAAGAATATACTGGGTCCATCTGTTAATGTGTGAGCATCACTTGTTGTTATGTACATAGCAGACCCACTTGATGTAGCTGTTGCTTTATTACTAGTAGAGGGATTTGATTGAGCACCAATACGTTTCTGTCTATTGTTATTCAGACTAACATAAATTGCTCCCCATAAACCATTCGGTATTTTACCTAAGATACGCAAGTAGTGTATTTTAATATTTTGTACAGTAATATCGTCGAAGGTTTCGAAACAGTTCTCAACCAGATACTGTTTGGGTATATAATTATGTTCTTCTACAAACATGATAAAATCCACTATTTCCTTGAGGTCAAAATATCTAAGCAATGTCAAGTTTTCATTACAATGATTGACTATTTCTTTTATATCACCATATTCTTTACTAATGTGATGAGGTAATACAACATAACCGTTTTTGTCTATAATCGGGATGGATTTCTTACAATCATAACTGGTTATATTATGAACCTCTGCGTTTGGAAATCTTTCCTTGAAACTATCAATCGTATCTTGTAATTCATATATCTTAGGTAAAGTCGCTGACGACAACACAATATTAGGAACTTCATTTTGTTTCCAATTATTGTGGATATCTTCGTGAATAGCATGTTCTTCATAATCCATAGTAATGGTAGGCTCATCCCAATATACTAATAAGTTTTCCACTGGATTGAACTTTTTCATGTAATACATTGCACACAAATAAGATTTAACATCACAAATCATGATTTCTACCTTGTTGCCTACACTATTATCTACCTTACCAATTCCACCTGACCTTCTATGAATCGAGTACTCAGATGCTGCGAAATAATGAAGACGTATATCTTCTTCGCTATCACAACCAAATGCAAAGGCTACTTTTTTATTCGCAGATATACCACATTTAGCCAATGCCAAACCTACATGTCTAGCAGCACATATAAATATCACACGATATTTTTCACTTAACCCCAGAGGAGTTAAGGTTTTTCCGGTTCCTGTAGGCGCAATGTATAATACTAATTTAGGAGATAATTGCGTATGTTGTGCTTCGTTTGATTCATTATTATCAAATAATTCCATATTGCTCTCGAAATGTGGGTTATTCATATGATGAAATATTTCCTTTTGATGTTGATAAAGAGTCATATCTTCATAATCAAGTAATACGGAGTCGTCTTCATATATTTCATCAGCAGAAGATACAATATATTCAATCTCTGCTTCCTTTTTGTATTTATCTAAAAACTTATGCAATACTTCGAGGAAGTAATGATTAATATCAATCACACTGTTTTGTGTGAGTTTATACAACTTAAAATATTCTACTACCCAGTCATCATCATCATTATCTTTATACTTTACAAGTTTTTGCCAAATATTCAACAAAACATATTCGTAAATATTTGTTTTATTTATGTTTTCTAATTTGTTATTCTCTAATCTCATTACGTCCATTTTTTTCAACGTGTTTGTTTGGTTTTGAACAATTTTATAATCAATGTCTTTCAAAATATGTAGGTTATTCAAAGCATCTTTAAAATAAGTATTGAACAAGTAATATTCTACACCCAGTGATTTTTGTATTTTTAAATAGGAAATTAATGATTTGTTTTTGTTGTATTTGATATGAGTATCATATGAACCCTTTATAATCAAATCAAATATTGCCTTTTCATTTTCAGAACAAGGTCTCTCGATGGATTCCCATTCTGTTTTCGTTAGTTTCGACTGTTTTAAATCCATTTTGAATAATTATGATTGAATTATGTATATATTGTAATGAAATATTACTATACCGTTTTTTTCAATTTTTTAATAATAACAATAATGTGGTATCAATCTATATATATTTAACATTGTAATATATAGATATTTTGTAAATATTAAAATGCTTTATGACAAGTGAATACATGTATTATATTCCGACAGATCAATAAATAAAAATTGAAATCGTTACATTATTATTAATTTATTCTATTACTTTACAAATGACCACTTTCGTTTCTTCACAAATGTCTACTTCCCCTACTTCCCCTACTTCCCCAGTTATTATATCCATTGAGGGTAATATCGGGTCAGGTAAATCTACGTTGTTAGAACAATTGCGGACCAAATATAAAAATAACAAACAAATCGTTTTTATTAATGAACCTGTAGATGAATGGGATACAATTAAAGATGAAGATGGTCAAACTATTTTATCAAAATTTTATAAAAATCAATCTAAATATGCCTTTTCATTCCAAATGATGGCATATATTTCTCGGTTACAGGCTATGAAACAATCAATCGAACAAAATCCTGAATCCAGTATTTTCATTACAGAAAGGTCACTTTATACAGATAAACATGTATTTGCATTGATGTTATACAGAAATGATAAGATTGAAGAAGTTAATTTTGAAATTTACAATAAATGGTTTGAATATTTTGCCAAGGATTACCCTATTAACAAAATGATATATGTAAAAACAGCTCCAGAAAAATGTTTGGAACGCATTAATAAACGTTCTAGAAATGGGGAAAGTATTATTGAATTAGAATATTTGAAAACATGTGATGTACATCATGAAGAAATGATTTATAGTAAAATGAAAAATACATTCTCACACGTATTAGACGGAAACAATGATATATTTGAAAAGTCTGATACTTTAGAAACGTGGATGAACCAAATAGATGATATTATATTTGAAAGTGACAAACAATAATCAAGAAAATAAACGAGTATGAAAAAAAAATACAATACACCAGACTATACATCATATTATTTTTTTTCAACCGTTTTCTAATAATCTATTTCCACCATGTATTATATTACTTGGTTTGTATTTCAATATATCTAACTGGTCGCTTGTCGTTTGAAAGTCTTCCTTACCATAAATATCTTGTAACAATAACCACTCAAATACCCCTCCAGGATAAACATATATGTTTGTAAACCCTAACTTACTCAATTGGGTATATTTATCATATATTGTTTCATCGCTGTAATTACTTCCATAAATAATGACCCTCATATTCTTATTTTGACCTTCATTTATTACCTTATTGATTAGGTCTTCTTCTACAGAAGCAGATATTGTTTTCAATATCAAACATTCTTGTTGATATACCGGTAAGGTACTAATCAAAATATGGTCATGAGTATGTTCAATACAATATTGTATGTCTTCAAAACTCGCCTTTTGGACCGAATGAATCGTTTGGATATTTCCCATTATATTATTATTTTAATGATATAATGATTTATAAAATATTTTTAAGTTAAAAAACCCAAATACTACCTGTTACTTATCCAAATGTTACCTCTATTTCTACCTTTTCCTTAATAATGCTTTTGGTAGCGGAAGCAGTCAACTCTTCTCGCTTTTTTCGTGTCTTATTATTATCCAGTGAATGCTCTTTTTTTCTCGAGGTACTATTTCTACTATTCATATCATTTTCAATATCTTCATAATGTTCTTCAATATATTTCACAATTTTATTTTCTAATACCCACTTGAAAAAATTCAATTGTCCTATTGTGGTTTCAATACACGATTCGTTTTTATAGGGAATACTAATTCGGTCCCATCTACAAAATGGGTCAAATCTTTTCTTTGAGTATGCCTTCAACTTTGACTTATAGTCTACATAAACCTTGAATCTTCGTGTATTTCCGTAGTCATCTTCAATCGAATATAACGTATATTCTTTTTTAGCATAATTAGTGACAAACCAATCAACAATTCGCAATGAAATCCTTGAATCGCCTGTAATAATATTCAACATCTTGTCCAAATTATTATTTTTTTGATAAAATGTTAGCAATGTTTGTAATAATAAATCGTTTTGCGTTGAATAGTTCATACTATTTTTGAATACATTCTCTTTTTATATTTAAATCTTTTTTTGATAGATATACTTGATTTATTATATTACTATATATTATAATGAACACACTTTGTACACCCGCACATATTTACTTAATACTTGCCATCATTTCCTTAATAATTGGCGCCTTTTACAAACTAAACCTTGGGGCTTTCATTATGAAAGGTTTATGGATTATCCTATGGACTTATCTATTGAACTACCTATGTCGTAAAGGACATTCTACTATTTCTTGGATCCTTGTTCTTATTCCTTTCCTTCTCATTATTGGAGGCATCTTCGGATTCATGGCTTTTATGGAAGCCAGCAAGAAAAAAAAGGTGGTGGTTATCCAACACAAGTAAACAAATACCCACCTTACCATATACCATATTTCAATAATTATTTTTTAGATATTGAAATAATTTATAATGAGATTTGTATTATAATAATAAATTATTGTTTAGTAATACCAATATAACGCTTTTGTGTATACCAAAGCAAAAAAAACAAGAGTGCTTATTTTTTTTAGTTTTTTTATTTTGTTTTTAATTTTTTAATTTATACAGACTTATACATTACATAAGTTTACACTGATTGTCCGAGTCTGCTCAAAATTGAGGGGCTATTCAGGCGACGGCTTTCTCCGATGCGAACAATAGGAATTGGAATATCTCCCATGCGAACAATATGAATTGGAATATTCGAGACCGCGATACGATTATGTCGTCTGCCATCTTGACGATTATGTCGTCTGACATCTTCTTCCATAAATGAATGTCGTTCGTCGTATTCTTTCTTTCTCTCGTTTCCTCTCCTATCACATTCAAGATTGTATTTCTTACGTTTGTTCTCTAGTGCCACATAATCCATAGATTCATCGTATCTCCCGTTATTCAGGGCAATATACTCTTTGAATGATATGCCTAGTTCCTTTATCATCGTTTCTTCTTCCTCGACCCTGATAAGACCATTAACCGGGTTAGAGGTCTTATCCCAAATCATTTCGTTGTAACCTGTTTTTACGTCATGTTCATATTTATATTGTTCGCGCTGTCTATCTAATTGGTCTACCCTCATGGACCAACTGGACCGAAATGATGTTTCCCTTTCTATCCTTTCATCATCCCGGTCGTCTTCTGTTTCATCATCATAATCGTCGTCATCATCATCATCAGTAGATATAATATCTTTTTCTTCACGCAACACTGTCCTACAATAAGGGCATGTATTGTTTACATCCAGACATCGTAAAATACATTGGAAACAAAACGTATGTCCACAAGGAGTAGTGCTTACATTCGTTGTTTGTATAGGTTCATAACAAACGCAACACTCGATTTCGGGTGTTGTGTTTGTCGACATTGTAATATTTTGATAATAGTATAGTATTCTTGTCAATATCATGTATTTTATATACCTCGTCAATTTTTAATATTTTTTGTTTCCAAAAACTTTAATTGTCCAGGTTCGTATTTTTGGGTTTCAAAAAATCTTCCTGGGCATTCATGTCTTGAGAAAAAGTATTTGTCGAAAATGGACTTAATCCACATTGACCCATCATTTCACGCTGCGCCATCCTATCATATGAGTCTTCGCGTTTGTTTGAATCTGTTGATATTTCATTATTAATCAACAAACAAGAGGACGACTGGTTATTTGACCAATCATCCTCTGATAATAACGATTGTTGCTGTGCGGCCGACGCAATATTCTTTCTATCTTCTTCATCTAACTCCGCGTAGATTTTTCTTGTTCGCGGCGATCTCTTATAACTTTCACCCGTCGACCATTTTCTCTCTTCGTATTGTTTTTGAAACTGATTTTCCATGGGTTAATATACAATCCATATATATATTTAATTTCTAATTAGAACTTATTTGTTACTTGTTTCTTTTGTTTCATTTCTACTAGCAATAAAAACTCTTTTACTTCTACATCATCCTTTTCCCTTTTATAATTCCCAATACCTTTCAACTTATTATACGTTTTATGTTCTAAAACGATTTTTTTCACATCACCATACAATTCTAATAATGCCATCAAATCATCGATATTAATTATACCCGTGCTATTATAAGAAATCAACACATATTTGGACCGAGTATTATCCATCAAGTCTTTAAAGGCATCCTTAGCATCTTTTGAACTATTATATTTAGACCTTGTCCAATTTTTTGGTTGTCCTCGGTATGTATCCGGAACTTCTATAGTTTTGTCCCAGTCATTCACTATATCCAGCAAAAAATAATAAATATTGTAAGGATGCTTGTTATAAGGAGGATCATAATAAACTAAATCCAGTTCCGGTATGTTTTTTACCCATTCGTTGGTATCTTGTTGAGAGATATGAACATCACACGGATTATCACATAAAATAGGATAAGGCAAATGAATATCTTTTGTAATTCGTCTTACGTCCACCCCATTTTTTCCACCGAATGCACCCACATCTCCGTTTTTATAGAAAGCGGCAAATTGTCCATTTGTGTTATTGTGTATAGATGTTTCTACGAGCAATAATGCTAATACATATGACCTATATTTTGTCGGTATTGTTTCTATGTAATCTCGCATCGCATCTATTTTTATAGCATTTTTACGGGTAAAATACACACGGTCAGTTTCTTTTATGTCTTCATCTTTTTGAGGCGCCCAATATTTAGAAACCCACGGGTCAGAACTTACCTCGTTCAATCCATAAAAACATGCTTTCTCACCTATCTCGTTTGTCTTATCAATATAAACACATACCTTTTTCAGTTCTTGAGTAGAAGGAGTAGAGAGAAAGCATTCGTTCAACGTTTTGGAATATCCGGCGATGTCATTCGTATAGAGCGTAGTTGTTTTGGTTTTAAGTAACCTAGATACAATTCCTGACCCGGAGAATCCGTCTCCTACTGATATGTGTGTTTTTCCGAGTTTATGAGAGACATCATCAACTACACCACTGATTTTATCTAAAAGTTTCCGTTTATTTCCCATATACGTTATAATTTGACTTTTAAGATAATCTGTCATTCTATACACATATGAATATCTTAAAAATATAGAGTGAATACTTATTATCTTAATATAATACAAATATTTTACTTTCTATCATGTTCGAAAATATGAGAATGAAAGAAATTGTCCTTTCTGGAATTGTGATGCTTCTACTCGACTCTATCTATCTCTCGACTGTCGGGGGGTTCTTTCGAAATATGATATCGAAAATACAAAGTTCTCCTTTCCAGTTCAAAATGCTAGGGGCCATATTATGTTATTTTCTTCTTATTTTAGGCATAAATTATTTCATATTAGGCCCCAGAAAATCACTACTTGATGCGTTTTTATTGGGATTCCTTATTTATGGCGTTTATGAGACCACTAATTATGCCATTATTACTAAATGGAATATGACTGCCGTTGTAATTGACTCATTGTGGGGTGGTATTTTGTTCACATTGACAACCTATTTCACTCGTTTTTTGATGTAAGAACATTTTCTAATTCTAATTATATATTTTATCTATAGTAAATATATAATATATCGTTCCTATGTTCCGACTATTAAACAAGGCTTGTAAAATGATGAAGAGTAAACCTGTGCGCGACCTACTAATGATAGTGCTTGTGATGGTATTAGCAATGTTGATTTTTTCCATGTTTTTTAAGATCGGCCCTCGTCGTGAATATTTTAGCAATCCCACATCAGCCACTTATTTTTACATGGAAAACTGTAAATACTGTAAAGAGTTCAGTCCTGTATGGACCGAGTTTGTTGCTCAATACAAGGGTCCTGTTAAGATGAGCAAGGTTGAGAATATTGATGCGAAATCAGGTGAATTGGAAAAATACAATGTAAAGTCTTTTCCCACGGTGATTGTAGTTGACCAAGAAGGAGGTTTCGTAGATTACGAGGGTGACCGCACAGTATCCGCACTAAACGCTTATTTTGATAAAATCGGTAAGTAATACACCGTTCCCATTTAGAATATTCAAATAAATAAATATTTAGATATTATATTTTGTTTGTATAATATATAAATATGCCTACCCGTAGAAAAAGTCATATACATAGAAGACGTAAAAGTCATAGAGCTACAAAGCGAAGAGGTGTTCGCGGTGGTGTTCCCACAAAGGAACATCAGGCTCCTACAAGGAAATCCTCGCGAGTTTCAAAACCATCCGTAAAAGGAAGTCATTACAAAGAAGAAAGAGAAAAAAAATCGTTGGATAGAAAAGTAAAAACTCGCTTGAAAAAAGATCTTGATAGTTTAACTGATATGTTCAAGGGAATGGGTGTATAGACATTTGCGTAGAAAACCCTATGATTGATGAATGAATTACTAAGTAATTCATTTTTCTCCCTGTAATTTCGCAATACGCAATTGTTTTGTAAACAAAAAGTCTTCTTTAGTGCGACGTCTTTTTTTCAAATTGCATTCTAAACAAGATACCACCACATTTTCTTTATAATGTCCAATATCATTGTCAATACGGTCTAACGTCCATTGTTTTGATTCTCTCTGGATTTTATATAAGACACAACATGATTCTTCGCAATAATAACATGTTAGTTTTTTTTCACATAATAACGCAATCATTGACATTAAGTCAATATTTTTGTCTTCATCATAGACCTTTTTTACTTTATCTTGTTGTTTATAACTGCCTAGTTTTTTCGAAACTTCATTAAGTAAAATGTCATATATTCTTTTTCTCTCTACGGTATGGTCGTCATCATATGAAGTTTGTGACTGTATGTTATCTTCTAGCTTTGTTTCATTTTTGGAATGTTCTATTAATATGGATAATTGATGTTCGGAGTACAAATATGTATTGTCAATATTTAATTCATTTATAAGTTTTTTTTCAACGTTGACCTTCTTTGTCATGGTTACCTTGTTCATCATATATCGTGTTCCAGTTCCTTGTATATTGATTGTTTTCTTTGTATTATTTGGATTATTTGTATTATCTGGCGAGTCCATAAGATAAAGTATATATTATATAAAAAGGGAATTAAACTTAAAGTTATATATAAATATAGATGGAAACTACTAAAAAAGAGGAAACTTGTCAAGAGCTAAAAAATCTAAAATACAAGACCATGTTAATGAATGGTGGACAAATAAAAGATGAACAGACTACTGCTACAAGTGACATTAATAAATTAGATACGTTTTTACAAAATGACATGAATACAAATCAGAAAGACCTGTGGACAAAATTGGATAAAACTATGAAAATGCAAAAGATTATCGAATATGCTCAAGATTACGCCGAAAATAATAAGCTGGATAACACTGAATCAAAAAAAATATCAGACTTTTTAAAGGAATGTATTAATAAAAAACGTATTCATCGTGTTAAAGACATTTCTTACGATAAAGATACTGGTAAAATAAAGGATATACCTGGATTATTTTATTCGAAAACGACCAAGAAATATACATTGAAAAATACTGATAAACGAGTATCTACATTAAAAAATTTACCTCAAAGAAACAACAGTAATATGAATCTGGACGATGACTTAGTAAAAACCTCTTTGGAACAACCATGATAAATAAATAATATTACACCTTAAACACATCTTATCATCATATATATATATAATTATATGATGAACCATCTACAGTATTTTAATGATTTAGACGATTTGGAAGATATCATAGAAAGTATTTTCGAAGAATCGGATGATTCTGATACATACAATGGAGATGACATCGCAAATGAACATATCGCGCTGTTTTCAGAAAAAGAACAATCCGACATTATTGAAAGTTCTCTTGAGATGATGTATGAATATATCAATGACAATCCCCGGGCAATATCACTACCTACATTCCATGAAGATATGATAGATACGATTTTTGAATTAATCCTGATTCAATGCGAACAATACTCGCCTTTCGAACAACCTATTTATTACGAAGAACTATTACATGACGAATTAAATGCACTTGTTTCTATCTCAACGGATTTATTTTATTCAAATCATATTCCAAGGCGTTCATTATCCGGAACTTATAATAAACCTGTTTATCAAAAAGATAAAACAGTCCTTACAGCTCAATTGGAATATCTAAAAAGTATCCCTCAAGCGGCTCAAAGAACGAAAGAATGGTACAAAACCAGATTCAACTTGATTACTGCTAGTAACGCATATAAAGCGTTTGAGTCTTCTAGCGGACAAAATCAACTTATTTATGAAAAATGTATTGAACCTGTTGTGAGCGATAAGATAGGTTCAACAAATGTCAACACTCCTATGCATTGGGGGCAAAAATATGAACCTGTATCTGTAATGTATTATGAATATATTTACAAGTCTACAATTGGTGAATATGGATGTATTCCACACAAGACATATACCTTTCTTGGGGCGTCTCCTGATGGGATTCTAGATGACCCATCATCACCTTGTTATGGCCGAATGATAGAAATAAAAAATATAGTGAACAGAGAGATTGATGGAAGACCTAAAAAGGAATATTGGATCCAAATGCAACTACAAATGGAGAATTGTGATTTAGATGAATGCGATTTTCTCGAAACACGTTTTAAAGAATATGATGATGAAAAAGCTTTTATGGATGACGGAGAGTCTTATTTGACAACGAATGATGGTGACCTAAAAGGTATGATCATGTATTTTTCTGATGAACATGGACGAGCACTATATGAATATAAACCAATTGATATGGACAAAGATATGATTGAACAATGGGAAGAAACTCATATGGATGAAAAAGAAAAACAAGGTTGTACGTGGATAAAAAATCTTTACTGGAGATTAGATGAAGTCAGTTGTGTTCTAGTATTACGTAATGAAAAATGGTTTCAAGATAATGTTTCGCAATTAGAGGCAACTTGGAAAACTATTCTTGAAGAACGTGTTTCTGGGTGTGACCATAGAAAACCTAATAAACGAGTAAAAAAAACAGGTACCGATACAATATCGACACAAGACACCGAGATGTGTAATATGATGATTGATAAGGAAACTGGAAAAGTAATTGTAGGGAATGAGAATATTGAACCATCTGTGATATCTGTATCTGAGAAGGCTTCAATGGATATTAAAATAAATACTCCTACAGTTCAAGAAGCGCAAATCACACCAGAGGTGATTCGTCCTCTTCGTTCAAACTCTATTATTGATGATAATAATGATATTACGTATCGTCTTGCCTCTAATACCCCTTAGTTATACAAACTTTTCATATTATTATTAAAATATATAATAATATGACAAAATGGTATTTTTACACGGAACGAGCTCTCCATTATTTTACATATCCAAAGAAGGACTATTGGATACATAGTAATTTACTCGAGTTTGGTTTATGTTTGCTTCATCAGCGGGTGGCAGAGCAGACACAACATTCGAAGGTGTCTTGATATCGTCATATAAGACATTACACATATCCGCAGGTGTACATGTTCCTTCGTCTGGGGATTTATTATATCTAAAATTGTTTGTTATTTGTTTATAAGAACTCATTTCTGTAATAGGATAATCCTTCCATAATGTTGAGGATGTCTCGTTTCCCACATGTTTCTTTCCAGAATAGGGATACATATTTGACATAATAGGCAACGTTTCACTTTCAGGTAAGATTCCTGGAGTCTGTAAGTTGTAATGCGAAAAACCTTCAATAGCTTTTGTACGGATTGGACCAAAAATAAATATCGCTACAAATAAGAATACTAAACTATACACAACGATTTCTCTTTCCATTATATTATATGTTGATAATTATTAATTAAAATAAAGTTTAAAATGTATGTATTATAGTATAGTATATCAATATGGATACCAGTACTAGTATGGACAATGAAATGCGTGTAACAAAAAGGTGTGGCGATTTAATGCCAATATCATTTGATAAAATTCTACAAAGAGTAAAAAAATTAGGAATGGAAGTAAATATCAAAATCAATTATTCGGCTCTTGTAATGAAAGTGATTGACCAGTTATACGACACCATATCCACTACAAAAATAGACGAACTTACGGCAGAACAATGCGCTGTAATGTCATCACATCATCCTGATTATAATATTTTGGCGGGACGAGTAGTAGTAAGCAATCACCATAAAAATACAAAAAATACATTTTCTCAAGTTGTCATTGATTTATATAATAACACAAATAACACCAAACATGAACCTTTATGTTCGCATGATTTAATGATTCATGTTAAAAAAAATGCGGAAGAAATTGATAATATGATTGATTATAATCGTGATTATTTGATTGATTATTTTGGATTTAAAACATTAGAACGTGCTTATTTGTTCAAAAGTAATGGGATTGTATTGGAACGTCCTCAGCATATGTGGATGCGTGTCGCGGTTTCCTTACATGGTGATGACTTACATGCTATCAAGGAAACATATGATTTAATGTCTCTAAAATATTTCACTCATGCGACCCCTACATTATTCAATGCGGGAACAGCTCGCCAACAATTGAGTTCATGTTACTTAATTGCTATGGAAGATGATAGTTTAGAAGGTATATTTAATACCTTGAAGGATTGTGCCAGTATATCGAAATGGGCAGGTGGAATTGGATTACATATTCATAATATACGCGGGTGCGACTCCATTATAAAAGGTACCAATGGAAAGTCTACTGGTATCGTCCCCATGTTGCGTGTTTTCAATGATACCGCTCGCTTTATTAATCAAGGAGGGAAGCGCAACGGTTCGTTTGCCATCTATCTGGAACCATGGCATTCTGATATTGAAAACTTTTTGGAATTGAAGAAAAATCACGGCGACGAGGAAATGCGTGCGCGTGATTTATTTTACGGTTTATGGATATGTGATTTATTTATGGAACGTGTCAAGGAAAATGCCACGTGGTCGTTGTTTTGTCCAGACGAATGTCCTGGTTTATCAGATGTATATGGTAATGATTTTGATACACTATATAAAAAATACGAAGAAGAGGGTAAAGAAAGAAAACAAGTGAATGCTCGTGAGTTATGGTTCAAAATATTAGATGCGCAGATGGAGACAGGTACCCCTTATTTATTATACAAAGATGCGTGTAACAAAAAATCCAATCAGAAAAACTTAGGGACTATTAAAAGCAGTAACTTGTGCTGTGAAATTGTTGAATATTCAGATGAGAAGGAAACCGCAGTATGTAATCTGGCTAGTATTGCGTTGCCTGCTTTTGTAAAGAGTGAATCTAAAGAGTTTGATTATGATAAATTACATGAAGTCACGAAAGTGGTAACTCGCAATCTGAACAAGGTGATTGATATTAATTTCTATCCTACTGAAAAGACGGAACGAAGTAATATGCGTCATCGCCCCGTTGGGATTGGGGTTCAAGGACTGGCTGATACGTTTATTCTTATGGATATCGCATTTCATAGTGAAGAAGCGAAGAAAATAAACAAAATGGTTTTTGAAACTATTTACCATGCTTCTTTGGAACAAAGTTGTGCCATTGCGGAAGAACGGTATAGACAAATTGTAATGTCCCAATCCGAGAAAAATAGGAATGTATTTGAAGAGATTGATTTATTGAACGAATATGAAAAACCGAACTTATCGAAACAATATTGTGGAGCTTATAGCTCATTCGAAGGTTCTCCTGCTTCTGAAGGCATTCTCCAGTTTGATATGTGGGGTGTTTCACCGAGTAATCGTTATAATTGGGGTCATTTAAAAAGTAATATTGTCACATATGGACTGAGAAACTCGTTGTTGGTGGCACCTATGCCTACTGCTAGTACATCTCAAATATTAGGATATAATGAGTGTTTTGAACCTTTGACTAGTAATATGTATTCGCGAAGAACAATGGCTGGTGAGTTTGTAGTAGCTAATAAGTACTTGATGCGAGAACTGATCGATTTAGGGTTATGGAACGACAAGGTAAAGAATAACATTATCGAAAACAAGGGAAGTATTCAACAATTAGACATGCTTCCTGAGCATATTCGCGAGAAATACAAAATTGTATGGGAAATGCCTATGAAGCATTTGATTGATATGGCTTCGGATCGTGGAGCATTTATTTGTCAAAGTCAGAGTTTGAACTTATGGTTGGAGGAACCTAATTATAACAATCTAACCTCCATGCATTTCTATGCTTGGAAAAGTGGATTGAAAACCGGCATGTATTATTTACGACGCAAGGCTAAGCATCAAGCGCAACAATTCACACTGGAACCAGAAAAAAAAGAGACAAATGACACCGAAGAAGAAGACGAAATATGTGACATGTGCTCGGCATAGTTTATTTTACACCTTTGGACATTTATGTTTGCTAAAAATATTGTTCAAAGGTGTAAACTCATTATTTTTCTAATACTATCGCAAGTTCATTCAGATTTTTGTTAAATGTTTTCAATATTTGTAATCTTACATTTGGTGCCATATCGTTTATTTCTTCCAATTGTTCTTTTGATAATTTTTCAAAGTTATTTATTTGATGTAAATAATAATTTTCCTTACCGATTATTTTTAATTTTAATTTTTTCATCTCATCCTTTATTTGTGAATTATCCATGTTGATTTATATTTATATTATGTAAATATTAATTGTATTCATAATCATTTTTTTGATTTTTTGTTATATCGGATATAACTATTCTACTAACTTCTTATCAATCAGTGTTTCATTCGCTATTCTGCGAATCATTTTCTTGTATAGTCTCTCATTCTCCTCATCTGAAGCACCGCCCATGCTTTCATTTGTGATGCGCAAACACTCGGCTTCCTCTTTGCTATCATAGACGAGCCATCCGGGATGCGCTTCCCTCCAATCCAGCAATCGTTTTACGTTCTTGTGAGATATAAGTTTCAACACGCGTTTCATTTGATACTTTCTCTCGTCATCTTTCTCCCAAATATCATTATCCTTGATGTACATTATCTCCCGTTTTATATCGCTGCAATGAATCGGGCGTTCGTATACATCCATATCTTTGAGCGCATTGATGATAATTCTACT